GGCAATTTCTAATAAATTTGAGATTGAAGTCAAATTATTCTTGGAACATTCAGAAAACTTCGATTTAATCAAAAAATATTTGTTAAAATAGAAAGTGCCATATGAATTTAAATCAACTTTGGTAAACGAAACACATACAGTCCTTAATAGTTTTCACCCGCAACTAAAATTGCGGGTTTTTCTTTATTTTTTCATGTCTCTGACAATTGAGAATGCAGTGCCACCCCAACCGCCACCGGCGGGTTCGGCAAAATAGTATGTGTTACTTCATCCATTTTCTTTTCCCCTTTAATATTTACAACAAACAAGCGTTTGCACGCTTTCCCCCTCTCTTTGTAAATATCATATAATGAAAATGAATGCTGTTTTGATAAGCATTATTTAATATTCATTTGCAGTCACAAATTTGAAAAATTGACGTTTCTTTGTATTTTTTTCACAAATTCGTCGGTGATATATTCGGCATTTTTCCGAACTTCGGAAAGGTATTTTCCGAAGTAAAAATCGGCACCGTCAATCGCCCTGGAATCCGACCAAGGTTTAAAAAGACCGACAAAATGAATCATCACCGGAGACACACACCGATAATTCCTGTCAGTAAACATCAGATTGTATGATGCCGGAATGTTTCTGATTTTATCTGAATATCTATAATTGATGTAATCCTGTTCCGGACAATATATGTCATCAGGATATTTTTTTAAAAAATCAAAATAATCATAAATAGACAAATCTTGAATTGCATTCGCACCATATGCGACAAGGCCGGTGTTGATGTATGAATCCGACGTGATTATTTCTTTCAGATTCAATTTTGTCATCCATCTGTTCCGGTTTTCTCGTTCAGACACACCGGAAATTTCCGCCGGTGTGCATTCCCGAAGCAACCTGTTCACACTGCCACAAAAAATTGTGTCCATATCAAAATTAAGAATGACATCAAATTCATTTTTTAATTCACACAACAGCATGATTCTTGCGGCATATGCTGACATTGCCCGCCTGTCTGGAACAAATAAATTGAATAACCGGTTATTTTTTCCCACTTCAGAAAAAATGACAATCTGATGATTAGGAACATCAATTGCCCTGAATTCAACATCTTTGCCGACACCTGCAGACAGCAAATCAACATTCATCCCGGATTCATAGCCGATAATCAAGTGAATGTTCGGATTGAATCTTCGGAATGAATTGATTGATACAATTGCCGGTTCGATATAATTTGCATCGACATAACAGAACGCACATTTTTCAAGCATATAATCACCAACCTATCGGCCCCACCAAATTGACAATATAATCAACATTGACAACGTCCGGTTCAATTTCTCCGGCTATAACTTGATCCTTTACTTGATAACACTTTCGCCACAACTTACCGCGCCATATAACGTATGCTTGAGCCTGTGCCGAAAATTCCGGATCGGGATCTGTCGCATACGTTGCCAACATTTCCCCGCTGTCGTATCCTTTTGAATGTGCTGTTGCATCCAATAATTCTTGAATACCGGTCACAACGTCGGCGGAAATCCTCTCGATCATTTCCTGCCTTGTTGGTTGAGGTCTTTCATGACCTTTCAGATAATAAGTGCCACAACTTGGTGTGCCGATATAAGTCAACTCACTCTCATCATAATGCTGATCCAAAAAACCATAGCTATCTGCTACCCTTGGATCTTTTACTGCCGTTCCAAGGCTAATGATGTCACCATCCACAAGGAGATCTCTGTAGAAAACAGTAGTCTCAGGAAAACTATTCAGATACTCTTCATGTTCTCTTCTCAGTCTTTCCTGTTCAGCTTCAATTTCAGCAGTATTATCTTCAGGTACTTCAATAACTTCACCACTTACTTCACCACTTACTTCACCTGTAGATTGCTCTTCTTCAGTAGTGTTATCAGTAGGGATTGTTTCTACTTCCTGACTATTTTCAATATTTTCTAATTCTTCACTCATAATAATTCCTTATACATTTCCCTGACATGGGATAAAGCGAGCAATAGCAACATAAACAGTCGAACTTGTATTCCACTGTGTTGATAATGTTTGACCTTTAAGAATAGGAATAGTTAGCAGTTCAACACTTCCTGTTGCTGATTGCCCCCACATTATATTGTTATTTGCGTCAAGTATGGTAGCTACGCAACCGCTAATATTACCTAATCTTAAATAAATCCAACCATTAGCAGAAGCCGTATAGCTGTTTGTATTTCCTGTTCCTGTGTTACTGAAATATGAACTTATATCGATAAAATCACTAACATTACCACTAGGCAGAGATAAAGAACTAGGTTCTACACCATTGATACTTGAGAATGTCTTATTTCCTGATATAGTCTGATTAGTATCAGTTGTTACGAATTTATCACTAAATTCTACATTGTTTGAACCGTAGTAATAGTTTATGGCATATACGCCTTTCCATTTTTTATTACTTTCGCCTAAATCACAATTACTAGTATTTCTTGGTCTAAAACTTCTCGAACCATTTCCATATATACTAAACTCCACAGAATCATAGTCAACATTCTGTGAATCGGTAAAATAGCTGCATGTAAGTCTTAGTAATGTTCGTTCACTTAATCCATATGCAGCTATATTAATATATGGATCTCCAGTACTTGTTAAAAAATTTATACCACAAGATTTTCCTTCTACCCCACTTTGACCATTTGTTTTAGGGTCATAAGTTAAATTCTGTAAATAGATCGCCATGTTTGATGCATTTTTGCTTGCAGTTATATCATCTGTAAAAGTTTTCTTTCCACCTACAGTCTCATTCCCACTCTTGTGAACAACATCACTATCATCTGCCTTGGAGGTAACTGCATTCCACTTGTTCTTGTCCTCTGCGGTGACGTGTTTAACCGCATCTGCTACATGACCATCCCATGCCTGTTTGTCTGCTGATGTAACATGGATTGTAGTGTCGCCGGTGTGCGCCGTTAATGCTGAATTGTCGGCCTTGCTGTTCCATGTTTCCTTTTCTGCCGCTGTTACATGTATATCAACATTTATTGCGTGTAATGAATAATTTCCCTTCAGAGTATCAACAGCATTCCAATTCGCAGCAAGGCCGGAATAACAGTTTCTTTCGCCCTCATTCGGCAAATAAATCCCATTAGTTAATGTCTGCCCCATAATTAACCCCTTGATTAATACAATCCGTATGGTGTAATACCATAAGGTGAACAACCATATCCGTAATTTAAAATATCATCAGTGAAAATATCTTCACTGTAATTTATTAATTTAACTGTGCATTTCTTGTCGCTCGGTTGAATTTCTGTTACCCAACATTTGACCATTTCACCGATTGCAAAAAACGGATATTCAATTGAAACACCGAAGTCGGCATTCCATTGCAGAACTGAATCAATTGACAAGTGATGTGAATCAATTCTTTCATACACGTATGATGCCGGTTTACCATCAGTTTTTCGAACATAAACGGTACCGGCCACATATTGTTCTGGAACCTCCATGTCAACTTCAATTGTTGCCCCATCAACAGACAAAACACGTCCGGTGATGTTTGAAAATTCCTCATCCAAGAATAAACCAACAAGATCATTGAACTGACAATTCAGTGCGTCAAGTTCAGTTTCAATCGTGTATGTGACACGTGTGTTCTTCAGATACCGCAACCGGCGCATTCCTGTTGCTTCTGCTTGTTCTGAATCGGTAACACCCCAGGCGCGAATTTTTTCCTGTTTGTCGCTGTTTGGATAACTAGAAATCACTTTTTCATTGTCTTCATTCAGCGAACAGAAAATTGTTTCAGTCTTGTATGTTTCCGGCGAAGTGTATTCAACCACAATTTCCTGTGTTTCATCGTCTCTTGGTAGACTGAAAGTAATAACAGGTGACTTTGTCAGATTCTGCGGACAGAATACTTGTGTCAATATCTCGTCATTTGACTGTTTGTGAAGACGTACAAAAGACAACTTGTTGTTAATCACAACAGGTGATGAAAAACCGACGTTCAGTGCATCACGTAACACATCAAGCAAGGTTGATGACTGATCAATCGTGCCGTCAAGTGTTAAATTTTTACTGTTCCAATATTCATTAAATTCAAGCAATGAATTCTGATTCACAATTCCGGAATACTTCGAATTGTTGCAGATATATTTCACGACAGGTGCGATTTCTCGTGTCGGTTCAATGACTGAACTGTTGCTGATATTCGGCAATTTTCTTGTCCAATAAGTTGAAATCTGATTCGATGAAATTTCAGAAAGTGTTTCAGTTCCTTTGAATCTGCAAATCAGCACTGTCACATCGTCATATTGATCTTTTGTCGCAATCACGGATTTCAGACCGACCCATTTGCACTCACACAATGCGCGTGTGCTGTCCTGATCTTCAGACAGATTCCGCATTCTGAATTCGTAATTTCCGGCAGTCGGAACAACAAGTTCATATGTGTATGCAAGTTCATCATTTGTGTTATTGGTGAACGTCTTTGTCTCTGTTGTCCATGCGTCATTCGAACCGGCCAATCGATAACCGATTTCAATTTCAACAGTTAGATCACGGAAACTGCCGTCATCCTGTAAATATCCTAAACCTTGCGGAAAGCGGATGTCATATTCAAAAATATTCGAAGTTGCGCCGACCGGACATGCCCGATAAGGTCCCGCGTATGCACCGGACAATGATGACGAACTTGAATCAAGTGTGAATGACAACGATTCGTTGTCAACACCCTGTCCCCAGAATTCGACCCAGTTTTCAATTTCTGCATATGATGAATTAACGCGGACAACTTCATAAACACCTGTTGTTGTGTCGTGTGTTTCAATTCTATACATGCCATTATCACTGAACGGATAATCTGCCGGAATCGGTTGCAACACTAAGATTTCGCAATCGTATGATGTTTGAATATCAAATGCCCCGCCAGGTGCTGACGGTGCCGGTGGATAATTTACCGGATCGATTTCTGCTGTCTGAACCTGAATCAAGGCTGTTTCGCCGTCCGCTGTCTGCGTATATGAAACATTCATCAATTCGCACAAACTGACAATTTGATTCGTGTTTGATTCAGTGTATGTTTGAGGTCCCGACGTTCCACCCTGTCGTGAATAGGAAATTGTTGTTTTCTTCTTGATAAGAATTCTAATCTGATCGCCTGATTCAACAATCAGTTGCTGTTGCTCGTCTTCGTATTCGTTATGTGTTCTGAACCACTGCTTGTGATAAGTTTCATTGTTATTCACAAAATTTGAGGACAGTTCAATTTCAACATTCGTGAGTGTTGGATCAGTCTGATCAATTTCAACTGTGTCGGAATCAGCTGAACCGATCAATCTTGTGCCATTACTACCCGAAATAGTGAAATATGCGCCGTTTTCCCAACCAAGATCCAATTTGTGTTCAGTGTAGATTGTTTGTGTCTGAACACCGGCACATCCGGCCGCAACAACATTTGTAATCGTGTAATATTTACCGGAAAATGTTTTGTCCAGAAAATTCACTTTCGGATTTATTTGTGAACTCTGATCAATCTCCGTTCTAACACCTTTTAATGTATGACCGGATTGTGTCACCTGTGTTGATGAATAATAACAGTACCATGATTTATTCTCGATTGAATTTTCCGGTGTGATTGTTTCGCCTGGTTCATAGACACGAATTTGACATCCGTCTAGTTCTGATATAGGTGTTTCACCCAAATAGACATCTGAATGATCATCTGCTCGCTGATAACTGCCGACACCTTGACACAAGATTAAATCGACAAACATTGTATTGTTGCGGTAGAACACATGACGATCTGCAAGATAGTCCGGAAAGCGTTTGAAATATCCGAAGTTTTCCGGAATAACATTGTTCAAATTGACTTGATTGCCTTGGGCATTCACGTCATAAATTGAAGATCCTTGTCTTTGTTCCTGTTGTGCCTTGCTGCTTAATTTGTTCATCGCAAAAACAGCATAAATTGCACTTGCAACAGCCATCACAATTGAAATAATTGCCATGACTGTTGACACTTCAATTCCGCCCGCTTCAATAACGATTTTTAACTTTCTGGAATTCTTCAGACTGACAATTGACCAATCTGAATATTGAAATGAAACACCATCAACGAAAGCTGACAGATTAGGAATATAACTTTCGTTATATTTTGGACATTCCTGTTTGATAAAATCTAAGAGACTGCAATCATGATTGCTGACTGATTTTCTTTCGATGATTCGTGACAAATCATCACGTCCGACAACTTCAATTTCTAACATAGTGATAAAACCTTATTGTGTGCAGTCCTGTCCGTTCTAGTCGTTCATATCTGCAATTTCTGGCCTGTGACGTGTGCAGAATCCGGCCATTGATATATATTCCTACATGATACAGTCTAGCATTCGAAAAAAATGCAATTATGTCGCCGTTTTCCGGTTCTTTTGTTTCAACAAATCGACCTGAATCACGTTCTTTCATGAATCCTTTGCCCATGCACTTTGAATCTAAATCCGTGTATTCATTCAATTGAATTCCTAATTGTTCACGATAGAAATCAACAATCAGTCCCCAACAATCCAGATTCGGAAATGTGCGTCCGTTCGGTGTGTGTTTGTTCAGTAGATAATCGTTAATTGACCGCATGTTTATCACTCATTATTTAATATATTTTAAGCCTGGCGCATTGTATGCCGTATATTTCAATCTTGGAAATTCGCAGTTCAGCATGTCGCAGAAAGACGCAGTGAAATTTGCTGTCTGTCGGTCAAGCTGTCCGCCGGTGACAGTCAGTGTGATTTCTTCTGCAACTTGTTTTGTCTCCGGATGCCATTCAGTCATCGTGATCAATGTCGGCTGACTGCTCTGCAATGCCTGTTTAATATACTGATAACATTCGCCGTTGACACCGCATATTGAAAACGATAAATCAGAAAATCCGCTGTCTGAACGTTCCGGTTGCTGAATCGTGAAAGCACTCGCATGATATGTTTCGCCGTCTAGTTTCATATCTTCATATGCCAAGACAAACCGAAGTGTTCCAATATCCGCATTTTCAATTTTTAATGTCACAATCGGCAGCTGTCCACCTGATGCATAAATTTCATTTAGAGAATAAATCATAATTGTTCCACGTGAAACATAAACAAAAAAAGAGGTGAAAAAATTCACCTCTTTAACGACTTTAATGAAAAAGAAAACCCATGACAAAAAAAGATAATATTTTCTTATCTTCTCATATACTAATGCTCAAAAGTCGGCACTTTTTACAAATTTTTTTTAAAAATTTTCTGTTTGGTGATTTTTTGCACAATTTTTAAAACTTTGTGCAACCTTAACAACCTTAACAACCTATGCTGTTATTAAGTTTGCAGAGTTAATCACCTTGATCGGCTACTTCAACAAAAAGACCAAGAATGCCGTCATTTAGACATACATAATTTTTATTATTCAAATTGTAAACATTACCGGAATTCAATTTGCCTGGTGTGTACCCGATTTTGACAGGTGAAGCTACTGCCGGATATGTCATTGGAACGTACATTTTTTTTATATAAAGTTCATTGTTTCCAATTCTCGGGAATAAATACGGCGAAATTGTCGGAATATATTTATTTGCAGTTATGCCGTTTTCATTATCCGGAACTATTTGCCATGTTTCAGGATTCGTTGTTATTCCTATTCTATGACATAAAATTGATGTTGGGGCATCACCCGATGTTTCCTCCCAGACTGCGTAATTTGTGCCTCGTCTGACAAAAAAAGGATTGTATGACATTGCATAACCAAGTTGATGATTACTAGAATAATTATCATTTGATAATGCGCCTGTGTAGCTCCCGTCGGAAATTAAGAACTCATCATCAAACGAATAATGTAAATGTGCCACACTTTCCCCGGTGTATGTGTATAGTGCCGTGTATGGTTCTTTCGTGATAACTAGCTTTGTATTTAGAAAAAAAATAACTAAATTATTGTCGCTCTTCCAATAATTAATAGTTAGCTCCAGCGCATCCGCCAAGGTGCTGAATGCAATCGGATTTATTGCCCCGCCGTATGCCGATCTTGAATTCCTGTAATTATCACTTCTTAAGTATCTCAATTGTGCGCACGGCAAACGTGCGTAATTTGTTTCGTCTTTCGGCTTGGTCATGTCATGCGTCGGGGTATCTGACAATCCTATATAAATATTATGATTATCAACACCGAATCCAATGCATTTTTTAGTTATTCCACGACCTAAAAAATAAAAATCTCCCGCCAAGCTGTTATTATTTACATCACTTGTTGCGCCGTATGTACTGCAATAAAACGGTTCCCCCGACCATTTACTAGAACCGATCTCGCATTTTTCTTGAATTGAAATACCAAGGTTGTGGCTAAGAATGAATGTCACAAGATCGCCCAATATCTTGTTTTCTGCTTGAACTCTGGCGGAAACTGTGCCGTCGGTATAGTCGGAAACGTTCGCTGTGAACGTTACTGTTTTTTTGAATGACATATTTTGCCCCTTTCTATTCTTCGATAATCGTGTATGTGCCGGAACTATCACCGAGATCGTCCACGTCTGAAATTATTCGTGCCGAATCGACAATTGTCACTTCTTCGGTTTCGTCATCGGTCGGACCCGTTGGAACATCAGGATTCCATGAACCATCATCGACAACAGTATTTGAGACATCAAGCGTCATTGACAGCTTGTAAATTGAACCGACACGCGCATTTGTCGAAACCAACTGCGCGTTGACTTCGCCGTTTTGAATCCGCACATATTTATATTGAATACTCTGATCGCCATCGGTGGCCAATAAAGGCATAACGAACCAATCTTGGCCGGATCTGATGTCTGACTTGTACCATATCAAGAATGTTCGATAATCGTCTTCAGTCATTGTGATTGACACGTTCAGTGAATCCGGCGCACCCTGATTCACAATTCTTTGTCTGACATATCCGTCAGACATCGTTGTGCGAATAATGTTTGGCTTGTGTCTGTTCGAATAACCTGATTGAAGGACACGCGGCAACGATGTCGGATAATATTTGAAATCTGAATTCATTATTCCCCCAATTAATCAATTATTGGCCGTATCTGTGAAGCTGATATGTGCTTTC